TTTACTTGCAATACTTAACCTTTATGGTATCAGCAGATTTCACGAAAGGAGTTTATGAAATTATCAGATTGGATAAAAGAGAATAAATTAAGTTATTCTCAAGCAGCTAATAAGTTTGGCATCATTAATATAAATCCTGCCACCAATGTTCAACGCTATGCTAAAGGTGAAAGAATACCTCACCCAAAGGTAATGTTTAAAATATTTAAGGCAACAAATAAACAAGTACAACCTAATGATTTCTATGAAGAATACTGGCAAAGAGAAGAAGTTTAAATATAAACGAGTAAAAATATATTGGCAAGATATTGTCAGCAATTCAGAGTGGATGACGCTTGAGAAAGCAAAGGATCAAACATACAGTTGGTGTGAAGATACAGGATATTTATTACATAAAGATCCTAAGAAAGTTATCATCTTTGCTTCGCATAGCTTTGATGATGATGGTTCGCTTACAGTTGGCAACACCACAGTTTATCCAAGATCAGTAGTTAAAAAGATAGAGGTATTGAAATGACCTATGAAGGAATGATTGAAGAGATAGAAGCTGCTGATAAGGTTAAGGAGTTACAAAAAGAATTAAAAAAATTAAAAGCTGATAAAAGAAGAGGTGATGCTGATTTAGAAAAAACTATTGATGTACTTACAACTGACAACAGTATAAAAGATTATGAAATAACACAACTAAAGGATAAGATTGATATGCTAAAAAAACAAAAGAAGATACTTCAAGATGCGATAAGGAAAAATGGCTAGATGGACCTACGCTTTTAGCAATGGTGAATATAACGATTGGCACAGATTACATCCAAATTTAGGTGGAATTGATATAGATTTCATTGAAGTTTGTCCTAATTGTTATGAACCTTTAGCTGTAAAAGAGACTTGCTATGACAAAGGTCAAAAATACAAGGCTACAACGCTTACAAAGAGGGTCTCAGAAGCTCTTAAAGTACCCGGATTTTTAGTTTTCTATAAGAATGTAGGTGGCACTATGCAATTTAGAATTAAGCGTGTCTCTGAGCCTGTGAGTGAGATATACGAGATGACTTCAGACCAATGGTTAGCTTATTTATATGAGCTGCATAAGGAACACAGGAGGTGTTGCAAATATGCAACAGAAGTATGATCCTCACATAAGGGTTAAGTTCTCGCTATTTGATAGTCCACAGTTTAGAATGATTCCAAACAAGCACCGAGCTTACTGCTATTTGGTATTCATTTGTTTACTAAAGTTCGCTAATTCTAAGACGCTGACTTGCTATCCACGCCAAGCCACCATTTCTAATATGACAGGTCTTAGTCGCAGCACTATATTTAGGACCACTGAATTGTTAGAGAGATCAAGAATTATTACAAAAAAACGCCAGAAGTCTACAACATTATATATCATTAATAAAGACTTAGTTGTGTCTACAAGAAACTATGATGTGTCTGCAGGACACATGTCATGTGTCTCACAGACTAATATTAGAAGAACTATCATTAAAGGAACTAACATTAATAACTATATAAAGGGTCTGGCAGAAAGTGGTAGCGATAAAGAGACAATCTTAACAAAGCTAGCGTCTAAGTTTACAGTTCAAGAACTCAATGCTGCTATCAAGGATAATGATAACCCTTATTTGTGTAAGCAAGCACTTGAAATAAAGGATCAAGAACAAGTGAATTATGTGCCAAAAAATGTTATAAAAAAGGCAATAGATACTGTCCGGAAAAAGACAAACTATTTTTACAAGAATAAGGTAGCAGAAAACAAGGATAAACATGGCAGGATTTCAGCAACGAAAAGTTTTTTGTCAAAGTCTAACAAGAAGAAGTAAAAGACCATGCCAAGCAAAAGGATACCCAACTGCCAATGGTAAATATTTATGTAGGTTTCATGGCGGTAATAATATAAAAGGATTTAACCAAAAGAACTATACAGATGACACAAGAATCAATCAACTCCAAGCGCTCTATCAATTCAGAAACAAATCAAGAGAAGAAGTCAAGCAATACTATTACAAAGAAGTCAAACCTAGAATTGGAACTAATGAAAGAAGTCGATACTATCGAAAATATGCTCATGCGAGGCGTAACTCTTTCAGAAATTTTAGAGGACAAAAAGCTCTCCGTCTCACAGATGAGCTTACAAAAGTTTTATGCAATCTTAAAGAAAGACAAAGAACTCAATCACAAAATAACTGAAGCTAGAAAAATTGGTATCCAAACTTTAATTGATAAGTTGCTGCAAATCTTTCAGTATCAAGAAATTGAGAACCCGAACCAGATCCTTTGGGTGAGGGAAAAGACTAAGTTTATAACCTACTTAGCCGGTAAATTAACGGATCTTTATTCTGACAACAAACCGATAAAGCAGAATATAGATCAGAAAATTTCTGTAAGTTGGCAAGATACACCTGATCTGATTGACTTAGACGCAGAAGAAGTTGTCGATAAAACAAACCCCTCGCCATAATTAAATGGCACAAAGTTTCTATTTTTATTTTATTAATATCCATAAAACTTTGTGAAATAAAAATAGCAAAGGGTTTCTATTTCTAGTTTACTCATTCTTAAATTTATTATTTCTTTCCTGTCTAGTCTTAAACCATTCACAGTGAACTGTCTCATCTGTTTCACTATCTATATAATCAATACCCCAAATAAGCTCATCATTATTATCATTATAAAATTTATTAAGCTCATTATAGTACCAATGTGTTTTTACTTTCATTATTCCTCGCTTTTTAAATATTCTGGTATTTCTCTTTCAAGATATTCAATAAAACTTTCTTTCATCTCAAAGCCTGTTTTTAAATAATAGTTTTTATAATCTAACCAATCTTTATAGAGATATTTAATTGCTTGTTCTTTATTCATCTTTCTTAAACTCCACAGTTATCTTGCATTTACCATGTTCTCTAAAATTAACTGTATCATCATAGGTGTCTATTAATTCGCATAATCTTTTTAAGATTATACCATCATCGCTATGAACATGAGTTAATACTTGGTTCTTTTTTTCTTTGTTACCCTCGTATTTAGTACCGATTGTAACTATTTCGTAGCTATCTATATACATAGTTGTTTATCCCTTCTAATTTATTCATCATCTTCATTGTCATTTTTATTAAGAGCAATAGCAATTTCTTTTGCTATATGCTCATCTCTACAAAAACATATTGTTTCTATCTTCCCATTTTGTAGATCAAACTTAACTGCATTGTCATCATTAAAGTAATTATACATAGTTGTTTACCTTTAGTTGTTTCCTTTCATAATTATAATATAACCATAAAGGTTAATATGTCAAGTGTAAATATTTCTAATTTATTATTTCGTTGAAAGTCTAATTTATTATTTCGTAAAAATGTCTAATTTATTATTTCGTTGAGAGTGTAATTTATTATTCAAAAAAAAATCTAATTTATTATTTCGTTGTATGTTTATTATTTATTTTTTTTATTTTATTTCTTTACCTTGTTTATTAAATGACTTGTTAATATTAGGCACATATAAAAAACCATCTTTTTTTAGCTTCTTTAATATGTTATTAAACCATATATTATTAATTAAATGCTGCTTTTTATTTAGATTTTTGTAGTATTTTTGGGACCAATTATGGATCATGTTTAAAAGAATAGAGCGCCAACTAAAAAACCAATTAAAAAAGACTGGTATTCATGGCGATAGTAAAGCTCATAAAATTTAAGATCCTTTAAAAATTTATTCATTTTTTCATTTTTAAAAATCTTAATAATTTACATATTTTACAATAACAAAAATGACTATATTCATATTTAATAATCATTTATAAACCCCTAAAAGATTTGATAATATAGCAGGCGTTATCTTTTTAGGAATTGGCAACCTATACTTGAGCCAGTCGGTCCAATATTGCTTAACTTTATAAATGTTTTTAATTGGTACTTGATATAAATTGATATTGTCTTTTTTCATATAACCTCTTTAAGTTGTTTTAATATACATAGACATTATGGCTATATATACTATGGTCAATAATGTCGCATGTGTATTCATATATATAGACATATTGGCTATATAGTTATAAAAGTTTAAATGTCAATTATGACAGAAAACAAAACAACTAAAAAAGAGGTAAAATGAAACCAATAAGATCAAATGAGTTAGAGCATTATAAAGAGGAAATTAATAAAAAGTTCCGATATAAAGCTCAAGCCATCGAAAGCGAGATCCAGCAAGAAGCTCAGACGCTTTCAGATAAGAAAAAACCTAGCTTTCAAAAATTAGTCAAGGTTGATAAAAAAATGTCTAATTTAATTGAAGCTGAAAAAAAGTATAAAAAACATCTAATGAATAAGGACGCTATTGAGAGAAGATTATTAGATGATGTAAGAAAAAAAGCTAAAGAAGTTGAGGAACATTGTAATAGGGTTCGTAATGTAAGAGACTGGTCCGAGAATTTTAGTGGTTACAGCTCAAGACATGAAATAGACGATCAAGCTAGCGACTATTTTATAAGCCAATTAAATGACGCTTGTTATCAAGAAGCAGTTAAGCACATAACTCAAAATCATAAAGTTAGAGCTATTTTAGAATCTAAAAGAGAACTAGCTTATAATATCTTATATAGTGGCGGGGATATTAACGCTATATTAAGTGAATTGGTGAAAGCGTTTAAAAGCGCAGATATTGAATACGCTGTACCAAACTCATTACTTCAATTAAGTAAATAATAATAATAAACAATTAACCCGGTTGAGTTAATTCTTAGCCGGGTTTTTTATTGGTCCATATAAAGTTAGTATCAAGATACACAACGACCCCTCGCAAAATCTCGCATATATAATCGGATCTATAATTACTATTGATACTTAATGATTATCAATAGTAATATTGTTATTGCCTGCGATTATCTATAGTTTTTGTTTTTATTTTTTGCCATATTACCCAGATTTCAGCCGCAGCCACAACATATATATATACCGGATTAGAGGACTCCCTTACACACAGCTTCATCTTCATCTTGCCAGACCAACAATAATAAACTAGATATGGTATATGAACTATTTTTCATCAGAAGATATGGATTGCGTTTGCTACATAGAAGAAAAAACAAACAATGTAGTAATAAAATTCTTCAA